CAAGCAATACGCTAGAAAGCAAATCATAAATTTGATTTCCATCTTCATCTTGAGATATTGTGCCGTTATAAACTTCTTTTGCTAATTTAACCAAAGATCCCATTGCAAGAATGGTGTATTGAATAACTGCTGCAACCGAACCTGTTCTACCTACTTCGACAGTTATGTCAGTTATATCTCCACCAAATAGATTTACATAAGTTCCCGCGCTGTTTTTAACTTGTAGGCTTAGACTGTCATTTATATCAAAATTAATTGTCTGTCCAGCCAAAGCCACAATTGTGCATTGCAAATACGATGGATTTGGTTGGGAGTAAATATCATCTCTACCTGCTTGATGAATTATGTCGCTGATTGTTAAATCTGTGTAATCAACACCTGCAACAGTAAGTTTCCAATCCGGTGTCCAAGCAGTCATTATCCGCCCTTGATGCCATTGTTAAACAACTGTGGAACTGATCTAGATGCGCTTTGATTTAATACTTTTGCAACGGCTCTTGCAGCACCTTCACTATCAACGGCTTGGACTGTAATATTATTAACTGTTGGTGCGCCCATTGGATTTCCTGCTCCATAAGTAAATCCTGCACTTGGGACAGATGGAACATTGCCACTAGGAGCAATTTGAGTTAAACCATAGGTTGCTGCGCCAACGGCTAAAGCAGCAGCAGCAGTTCCAACGGATGCTCCACCGGTTGCAAATGCGGTAGCAACTCCAGCAGCAGCGGCGGCATTTCTTAAAGTGTTCATGGCAACAACAATTGTTCCAATGGCTGCAACGAAAGCAGCAATTTTATTGACAACAAAAACAGTTGCAAGGATACCGGCTACAATTAACAATTCTTCTTTAATGCTTATCAAAAAGCCAATTGTTGTTTTTAATTGCTGACCAAATACATAAGCACCATTTGTCGCATCGGTAATTCCAGCAGTAACGCTGTCTTGACCAGTTAATCCTGATGCTAAAGCCTGAACATTGGGAACAACTACTGCCAGCAAATAGTCAGCAAATTGTTTCATAATTGGAAGCAAAGCATTTCCAATTTGTTCTTTAGTTTCTGAAAAAGCAATTTCCAATTGACGCATCTTAAATTCTGCGTTGGTCGCTTCATTGTCAATGAAACCTTTATAAGTTCCTTTAAGCATCTGCATGATTTCCTCATGAGATTTGGTTTTAAAAGTAGTAGCATCTATACCCAAACCAAGTTTGCCAAGTGCAGTATTTTGACCATCAAAACTTTTGCCTAAAGCATTTGTGATTACTTCAAGTGGCTTACCGGTAGCGGTTGCAATTTCTTGAGATAATGACAATAATTCTTGAGCCTTAGCAACATCATTTGTTGATCGAATCAAGCGAGCAAACGCAGGTCTTAAAACATCATCGGTTGTAGCGGTTGCAATTGATTGCTTTGTAATATAAGTATCGATCGATTTGATCTGATCGTCGGTTGCCTTTGTATTGGCTCGAATTGTCTGTTCTAAAGATTTGCGAGCCTTCTCATCCTCTGACGCTGCTTTTACCGCTGATACCGCAAATGCTGTGGCTGCTGCCCCAACGGCTGCAAATGCCAATGCTGCTTTTTTGCCAAAGTCAGAAATTTGATCTGCTGATTTATTGACTACTTTATTGGCATCATCTAAACCTTTTTTTAGTCCATCAATGTCAGCCGCTAAGGCAAGGGTTAATGTTCTACTATTACTTGCCATCAGAGAATTCCTTCTTGATATCTAAAATGATTTCTTCAAATTCTTTGATAATTGTAGGCTGCAAATGTCTAATGGTTGGATAAATAAACCAACCTCTTGAACCCGGCCCTTTTGGCATCGGCCCTGACCATCTTGGGAATTGTGGATATTTACCTGAACCAAATTCTGATGCTGCTCCAATACCCTTGCGATTACCTTTAGGATCATTGCGAGTGTTGAATTGAGTTGTTGCACCGCCTGAAAATCTTTGTGAAGCAAATCCAAATGAGATTTCGCCAAGTAATGAAGATTTTTTAACTTTACCGCCTTGAGCAACGCGATCAGCAACCTTGCCTCTTGATTTCGCAACACTACGAATTTCGTTCAATTCTCTTTGTGCTAACTCGCCAACCCTGCGTTTAGTTTCATCAACAGCAATATCGCTCATGCTTTTAATTACTCTAGCAAATGAAGCAAGTTCTTTTTTGTCATAGACTATTAGAGGTTCGGTGCTAGTTGCCATTCCGTTTCTCCAATATCTCGATTGCTGTGTAAATGTCCTCTGCTTCGACCCATTCGCTCATTGGTATTTGCGTGGCTATTGCCAACTCAACCAATAATCTACTTAGGCTTCCTGCTGGGTGGCTTTTGGGTCTGCATCACCAACAATGACATCACTTATAGTTTCCATCCAAGAATCCATTGGTTTGATTGGCTTGCTTCCGGCAACCTCACGCTTATGAGCATGATAAGCCAAAAACATAAGATCCCAAACGCCCAATTTTTCGGATGCCTGACCAATAGTGTGTCCTGTCTGCTTTTCCCATTTTGCCCACTCAGGCGGTTGGGCTACATAAGTAACTTGCTCGCCTGAGTTGTATTCAATTGTAATTGGTAGTTTCATTTTGCTCCCGTTTTTTTATTATAGAGTTTCTGTTACTGCGCCCTTAGATACCTTGAAAGTAAATGTTGCAGTTTGTGCATCTGGTGCTGTTCCGCCAACTGGTGCTGGATACGCTGGTAAGCAATCAAATGCAAAAGTGTGTCCAGATGTTACTGTCATTGTAACTGTGAAAGTTGTATCTGGTGCACTATCTGCTGCACCCCATAGAGCCTCACATACTGAATTTGTCTTGCCCCAGTCTGCTAATAATTCCATTGTGAATTCTGCTTCAACATTGGTTGTCTTGTAAGCCTCGCCATCAAGTGTCTGATAAGTTTGGCGATCGATTGTTTTGGTTAAAGTCGCTGAAAGTGCTTGCGCATCGATGTCTGTTCCGAGTGAACCTGAAAAAGACAGCGAAACATCGCGACCGGTGATTACTTGGGTTGCCATGATTCTCCTTAGATTGTTCGTGTGTAGTAGGTGCTGACTCTGACATCTGCGATAAGCAGCGTGCTTGCTCCAACTTGTGTAACTGTAGGTCTATCAACCGAACTGACAATATATCCATTTGGAATTACTGCCAGAACACTTATAATCAATTGCTCGATATTGTCGAGTGATGCAGGATTGCTATTATAAGCAACTGCAACTGTGATGGTCATATTAATTTTAGCGCGAATGTTTGATTTGCTTATTGTGTCGAATTCCAAATAGGGTGAATCTGGAACGCATACCACAGCAGGAGGAATAACTGTTTCTGGCACAAATGAATAAACATTTCCTGCAACGCTAGATAAAGCAGTTGCTAAAGGTGTGCGAACTTGCTCAAGAATTGTTTGGTTAGGCATTTATTGACACATGCTTTCGGTGTCCATGTAAGAGCCTAATAATCCTACACAGGTGTTGAAAAGCGATCTGCCCATTTTGAAGGGCGTACTGGTGAAATCCACACCCTCTATTTGTCCTCCGCTTGAAAGTCTTGCTTGGAATACATTGACTGAAACTGTGTAGACGGCTGACTGAACAGCCGCGTTTCCAACATAAGTTGATCCGCCAGAAAGGGCAGCAACTCCGGATGGGATGACATTAGCCTCGAGTAAATCGGCATTAGTGATCGATTGCGAAAAGGTATATTGTCCAAGATTATCTGCCAACACAACTCTTGTTCCGTTGTAAGGTGTTCCGCATCCTGTGATGACGACTGATTGTCCTTCGGTAAATTCATGAATTCCTAGTGTAGTGAAAGTGGCGACATTATCTGTCAGCGACACTTTTTCAATTGGGCTTTTAAATGTAACTAGCATCGGCAAAATAACTGTTTCTGCTGTGTCAATAATTTGGTTCAAGTAAGTGTCATCATATAGAGCGGAACTTACACCCAATACGGAACGCAATTGACTTGCGGTGATAATTGTAGGCATAAGTTCCTCTCTAAACTCCCATTAATGGATGCCTGTGATCGGGAGCAACCACAGGCACTCAGTTAAATTACGCTACGAACAAAGAACGGAATGCTGTTGGGTAGCGATTAACTACACAAACATATCCGTAAAGTCCGATTTCAATACGACCATTTGCAACGATATTGGCGCGAAGTTCAATCGTGCCACTTTCGTGGAATCGCATTGCTTGTGCTGGATAAACTAGTGCAGCCTTATCGCCAGTAGTGTTTCCTGTGTAGTTAGGATCTACAACTAGATCAAGTCCAGCAACTGTGCCATTTGTACTGCCTTGCGTAATTAAACCGCCAGCATTTTGAGAAACTGCTGCTGCAAACAATGGACGGGCTGAACCATCAACCGCACCAAGCAAGTTAGCGAAATCAATGTTTGTGTATCCACCTGATGGTGAAACCATTAAGCGATTTGGTGTAAAGCGCATAACGCCATAAGAATCTGCAATTCCATCAGCAATAGCCTTGTAAATTGAAGTTCCAGATGATGCACCTGCTCCATCAGCAGCGATTGTTGCTGCATAAGCATCTGTCTTTTGTGCGTATGATGCTGCAAGTTCGCGAATCAAAAGATCTGCAAAAGATGGGTCTGAACGATCAAATAGTTCAACATTGACTACATTTGCGCCCGCAAACTTAACGATGTTGTCTTCTTGGAAAGTTACAACTGTATCAGTTGATGAAAACTCTGATCCTTCAGAAGTTAGAGCAACAGTTGCTTGAGTTCCTAATTTTGGCGTGAACACCTTCATGCCGGAAGCAGGAAGTGCAGCACGCTCAATGCTGTTAATGAATGGGCGTGAATCGTCAATTACTCCGATAACATCGCGTAGGTAATTTGGTGGAACCATACCTGTGTTTTCAGAAACAGTTGCAATTTGTAATGCTGCTACTAAATCGCGTGCATCTGTATCGCCTTGTAATGCGCGAACTTGTGCATTTAGATATTGTCCGGCTGTAACATTTGTATCAACGCGTGGCTTTGTGTATGCCATGTATTGTGCAGTTACAACTGGAGCCTGTGTCGCTTCTACCGCTTCGGTTGCGATAGGAGCCTCAGAAGTAATTTCTGACACTATGTTCTCCTTTGTTGTGGTTTCCTCAGCGGTTGCTTCGGAATTCTCTGTTGTTTCACTAGCAGCAACTTCAGCCACTCTTGCGCTGTCAATTGCTGGATCTGTTACGAGTGAAACTTCTTGAAGTGTGCTGGATTTAATTCTCAACACGCCTTCTTCATTTTTCCATTCGTTAATTTTTACACCTACGCTAAAGC